CTTCACTAAGCGATGTTCTTACAAAGTGGCAACCTATGGGATATAGAGTTACTATAAAATTACCATTTATTAGTGATGATATGACCCCACTGTTTGCTATTCAAAATGGACCTTTTATACCACAGGTCGCTTTACAAGCTCAATGTAAGAAAGGTGATAAATATGAAACTTATTACGGAGAACATTGGGCTCCAGTTTTTCCCAATCCTGGAAGACCTGGTTCCTCTGACGGAATATCTGTTACGCGCTATGACGGTATACCACCTTTGGCTCTTTATGCCATGATGCATCGTTCCTGGTCTGGAACTATGCATTATAGGGCTCGAGTTATTACCAACTTTATAACTCAAGGCTACATCAACGTAGTAGCAGTTAAGGGCCTATATGCCGGCTTGTGTCGTGGAGGGATGGTAGTCCAAGAGGGTGAAACTGGTGATCTATTAAAACAACATAGAAATATTCCTGGTCTTTCCCATGGTATTCGAACGATAATGGGCAATTCATCAATTTGTGTAGATCTGTCAAATTTTCGCCATACTGATATTGAAATGCCATTTGAATACCCATTTGACTATTATGATCAGACTCGTGCGATTGCTGAAATGGCCTATATGGCTAATGAACCTGGACATTTTGAAGCAGGTTCTTTGGTTCGCAACACACCCGATAACTTTATTGTGTTTTATAGCCGAGATACTATTTCGAGCCCTACTGAGGGAGCCGAAGTGGTATTTGAGCTTGAATATCGTGCTGGAGCTGATTTTGTATTGTCAAATCGTGTCTTGATTGACAAGAGTGCCCTATATTATACTAATTGGGACATTGATGTCAAGAAATTACCCTTTACTTTTAAATAGTTGGCACAATAATCTTACCAACTCAAATAAGTCTAGTGATGGATACAAGGTTACTTGTCTCGGTTCTGCTTAGGTGTTTGGTTTGTGGTCCCCATTCGGATGGGATTGGGATAGGCTGCAAACTTTATTCTGGAGCTCTTGTATCTAAACCGCAACCAATTTGTGGAAGACTACTTTTAGGATTGAACGCTGTTAGTTGGCGCTAACCGTGCATTTGTGAGCACACTAATGACCATTGCTAAGAGTTTTTCAAAAGTAATTACTCGTCAAGGTGTGTGTACCTTTTGTATAAGTCAAATCCTTAAATACTATTTGTCCTCAAATTGATGTTTTACTAGGAAACAATTTCCTCGAATTAAGATTATGTGTCTGCTTGTATTGTCCAAGTTTATGTTTTTATATAAAATTTCAAAAAGCAAAATAACAAAAATAGGTATGTGGATTTATCCCAACATACTAATGACTGAAAAGTCAATAAACATTTCTTCGTCGTTCATTATGAGTTCAACTACAGAACAAATTAATCCCACAAAGAATACTCAAGAGACTATTTTAGATTTAGAAGTTATAGAACAACCCTCTATTCCAACAAAGAAACAAGTGGAAAGAGAGTTGGCCTATATAAAAATGATGAAAGAAATTGAATCACATCAACATCTTGTGAGTTCAAAGCATAGGAAAAGTAAATCAAAGAAATTAAATGTTTCGGAAGTTCAAAAGAAACATAACGTCAGTCATATTCCTTATTATAATGTTGAATTGGGCCTTGAGTTTGGTGCAATGGAGTATATGGACAAAGAAACTGGTATACTTATTGATCAAGTTTGTCAATTATTAGAAATAGAAGGAGGCTCTTTAACTATTAAAAGAGCTCACTCTATTAAAGATTTGATTGACATTGATTCATTGCAGGTTTGTATGTTTATGACCCACTTCAAGATTATAAAATCAAAAAATATTGTTGGAAAGAGATTGGGTGATGCCCGTTTTGACCTGAGTACTACGCAGTTTACTGTTAAGAACAGTGGTGCTCCTATAAATTATGATCATCTTATTTTGCGATCTGATGAACGTCTTTGCTTGAGCATATATGCTAATAACAAGTGGTTTAAGATCAATTTTAGTCAGTATCCATTTGATGAGGCTTGTAAAATTGTTAGGCCTTTTGACAATTATAGAATGTGGTTTGAAATGTATGCTACATCTGTAATTGTTACAGGGAGTTATAAATTGGCTATTGAACATCTACGTCGTCGTCTGTTTACCTTAAAAGGAAGTTCATCACCCAAATGGGTTGGAGAGAATTGTGGAGGAATAGGTCTTCTGGCTCTTGCCTTAGAACAAATTGCTGGTGTTAATGAAGATCATTTTAAAACTTTTCCTTTAGCTCATTCTGCTTTAGCCGTTGAAACAACAAAGAAGGAAATTATACATCTTTTAGATCAATACCATCTTGCCATAATACATAGAGATCAATTTTGGAATTTGAAACCTAATTCCAAGGAAACTTGGACTTATAAACAATTTGTTAAACATCCTCTCTTGGTTCCTGTTTACCGTTATTTGAAATTGAAAGGAGCTATTATCAATCAGCTTTGTGATCATTTCCGAATTCGTCGTGAAAAATTAGTATTGAATCTTGATGCCGTAATATACCAAGCTGCCAACTTTTGGGTCGATGAGAAAGGTGAAGCTGCTCTTAAAGCTGATTTTGCTTGTGGTTGTCTGCTTGATGAATCAGCTTGGAGAATACATGCCAAGAAATCCTGTCTTATACAATGTCTACATGGAAAATCTTATCCTAATGCGAATTTGTGCCGGATAGAGGGTGCCAGCATAGAACATCATCAATGTCCTATAGAAGTAGAAGATACTAGTGATCCTCAACCTAGCACTAGTAAGGAGGAAGTTGTTGATGTTCTCCCAAATTTTGGTTTAGGTTCCTATCTTAATAAGAAGATGGAAACGTGGACCAAAGCAATAATGGAGAATTTTATGTTATTCGCTCAACAACATTTTGCCGACCGTTGCAGAGAATTGATGGCACCTTTGTCCAATGCACTTATGCAGATTGGCGAATTTTTACAACCAATTGTCGCCATGCTTGAAGGTATGAAAGGTAAAGCAGCTGAACTTATAAATGCTATGCTTGTACGTTTGGGTTTTCCAGATATTGATGCTAATGAGGTTAGTCTTGGAGATATTGCCACATTTTTGACTGTTTATTATATTATAGCCAAGTGTGAGAACAGGCTCCTTAAGATTGTTGCCATAGCCTACACAGTCTGGAAGTTCCAAATTATTGACAAATGTAGATCTGTCTTTTCCACCTTGCGTGATGCTTTCCAAGATAATACTACGCATGAAGATACTGCTGATTGGACTGATTTTTCTTATCTACTTGATGATGATGTTATTGTCATGTTTGCCAAGATAGCCACATTTATTATTTGTGGTGTATGTGGTTACGCAGCTACTAAAAATTGTAGGTTGTCGATATCTCAGATGTTCTGCGAAGCGTTTAGAAATATTCACTTTGTAGGAGCTGGAATATTGGGAATTTATAAGATTTGTGATGTGTTTGAGATGTTAATACCAAAAGTCATGAAGTTTATCCGCATAAAAATGGGTAAAATTGAGGAAAAATCAGAAAAAGAAATGGAAGAAGAATCATTGCAAAAATTTAGACATCAACTAACTCAATTCATTCTTCTTATCAAGTCATTGGATAATGATCAGGGTATTGCAGCAGTCAAAGAATCAAAAGTATTACAAGATACTATAGTTTCATTGCATGGAACTTCACTTTCTCTACAATCAATGTTACAAGATCCAAAAATTTTTAACACTTTAGATCCCGAAATTAGAAATCAATTTAGAGATTCCGTTCGTGTTCATAAAACACTTTATTCAATCGTCTATAGAGTTTGTCGATATGGTGGTTTTAGAAGAACCCCTTTTCATATCCAAATTTATGGTGCTCCAGGACATGGAAAAACATCAATGATTAAGCCTTTAACAACTAAATTGGCTGAGCTGTATTATCAGGATATCCCTGAGAATAATCTAGTTTGGGCTCATGGCCAATCTGATTATTTTGATGGTTATCATGGACAGAAGATTGCAATTATGGACGATGTTTGGAAAATCAATGATGCTGTACAGTTTACTGAAATTCTAACTTTAATATCTAATGCCCCTACAATTGTTCCAATGGCTCATTTAGAAGATAAAGCTACACATTTTGTTTCTGAATTTATAGTTTCCACCACCAATGTACCACATCCTGTCATCAAAGATGTTTTATGTGCTGAAGCTGTTTATCGTCGAAGACACCTTCTGATTCATGCAAAGGCTGATCCAAAAGTTGTCTGTAAAAATACAAGTAAGTTTGATCATAAATTGTACGAAAAAGCTTATCCAGAAATTCCATTCAAATCAGCTCGTTTTTATTCTGAATTACCACATATGACCTTTGATATTGTAAAGTCAGTCCCGGATAATACTGGGGATCAGATACTTCTTGATAGGCCTGCCCATTATGATGATGACGAAGAACTACCAGCTGGTCTTTATCCACCTCTTGAAGATCTTAAATTTAGTGAGCTGGTAGTTAAAATTGCTGAGCGTCGTGATGCTATGGTTAGAGAAGAGTCTGCTCTTGGAATTGATAATAATGATAAAATTTTCCAACAACGTGTTAAAGAAACTTTGGAGATTGTAGATGCCATCGTTGAGAAATCATCAAAAAGATTACGTTTTCGTCTTTATGATTATTTTGATATTGGTGATGTTGATCCTGATTCAGATGAATGGGCTGAATATGAAGCTGAGTTTCCTGAAACAGAGGAAGAACGTTCTAACTACACAAAGTCAGTAGTTGAAAAGTTCAAAGCTCAAGTTGAAGCAGCCGCAGGAGATCCTGGTCTGACTCTTGATCCTACAACATCAATGGGAGCCGAATGTACATCTGATGGTCCCATGTCAGTTTTTGAGGAGAATTTACGTCGTAATGAAATTCTTAGAAAGAAACAGAAGAACATCGTCCCTAGTGCTCAAAAGATTCCATTTGGAGAAGATACTGATTATCCTGGTTACATGCAAATTACGAACGTCAATTTTAGTGCTCGTCCTGGAACTAGTGTTGGGTATCATTTATTAACATCACCCTTTTGTCTACCCGTTACTCGGTATATGTTGGAAAGATGGCCCCGTCTGGAAGGTCGAGAATCTCAATTAGGTCAACTTAGAATTGAGTTTCTTACTTGGTTAGAATACAATGAAACTTCTAGAGAGTGGTATGTTAAAGAAAGTGCAATAGAACATATTACAGCACTTTATGGTCATATTGACACAAGGATTACTGAAGGAGTTAAATCAAGAGCCCTCATTGGTATTTTTCCAGCGTTTATTGAACAATGTAGTATTTTCGAAGAACTTACATTAGAACAACAAATTTTCATTGCTCGTTATGCCCATTATAAAAATATTAGAACAGATTGTTTAAAAACTTTATCAATTAGCTTTTCTCAGTTTTTTCTTAAGGTCGGTCTTCGAATTGTTGATCTTGTTTATAGGGGTTTGCGCTTTTTTGTACGTATTCTGTTCGTCGTCGTCTCGTTATTTGTTATAAGTATTTATGTAGCTTGGATTATAGCTATGTTTAAATTTATAGCGAAAACATTCTCTATTTCCAAAGAAGACACTTCGAGAGTTTATTTCAAGAGAGGGCCTAACCCTATACACAAACCAGTTATTGATACATCTGCACCAACTATGATGGCAGAACAATTAACAGAGAAAATATCTAAAAATCTGTTATATGTAACGATAGGCGATCTTAATATGAATGGAATTGGAATAGATGGACATTACCTTCTTGTGCCTTACCATGGAGTTAGAAAGCTTATTGATCGAGGAGAGAACTTCAGAATTGAAGTTAGACCAACAATGAACTCCTCTGAAATGTGGTTCCTAGATTTTGAACCTAAAAATTGTCATATTGTGCCTGATACAGATGCGGTGCTTATGTATAACCGATATATGCCACCATTTAGTAAAATCCTTCATCATTTTATACAAGAGAAAGATCTCGAAGGTGGAATACCTTCTGATATTTATATGGCCTACATGAAAACTGGAAGTAAGGGTGAATCATTACTGTATACACATCAATATACTGTTACTCAGTATCATACACAGTTCTTATTCACTTCTGGCTTATTGGGGAGTGCTAAGGGAGCTAAAGTCTTAGAATATAGAGGCTCTAGCCCCCTTGGTGCTAGTGGAGGTGCCATATATATGCCTTCAAGGTATAATCCACGTTCAATTTATGGTATCCAATCAAACCGTGCAAAATACAACAACACTGCATCCTTTGTGGCTATTGTAACACAGGAAAATATTCAGGATGGCATTAAAGCCCTAAATGCAGAGAACTTTATTCATGAAGGCCCTGTAGTCTTGGATACTTCTGTGGTACATACTCCAACACAAGAACTAATTACGTCACATATACGTATAGTTGGAGAAGTATTACCACAAAATGTTGTTGGAATTGTCGGTTCCACCCGTTTTGAAAAAACCATATTTGCCGAAGAATTTCCATCAGAGAGGATTCCAGCTATCCTCAATGCATTTGACACTAGAGTTCCTGAGGGGACTCATCCAATGACCCATAGTGTCAACAAATATGGTCGAGATGTAATGGTGCCTTTGGACCTCAAACGTCTAGAGTTTGCCAAGAGGGGAGTTACTGAATATCTTAGGAGTATAATAGGACCCCAATCACTTCGCGTGCTAACATTTCGTGAAGCTATTGAGGGTCTTGAAGAAGAAGGTTTCCAAAGTATAAACCTTAAAACATCTCCTGGACTTCCCTATGTCTTGCAAAACCCTGGTCGTGGAAAGAAACATTGGATTACCATGAATGAAGATGGTAAGTTAGAAAGCTACGACCCTGAAATTGAAACAAGTTTCAATGATATCATTGGCTCTTTTGCTAGTGGTGTTATTCCGGAACTATCAATGTATGAGTTCCCAAAAGATGAACTCCGGCCCGAATCAAAAGCTTTAGGGCCCCCTATTAAAACTAGATCAATAACCGTATTGAATTTTGTTTTGTCAATAGTATATCGCCGATATCATCTTGACCTTGAAGCGCAACTTCATAAGGCGGCGGATGGGTTATCTCAGTTCTGTGTTGGAATCAACCCTTCTGGTACAGCCTGGACTACTATGTTTCACACTTGTAGTCAGGTTGGATCAAGAGGATTTGATTTTGATGTTGGGAACTGGGATGGTCACTTCCCGCCTGAGTTGTTCTTTGGAGTTGAAGATGTTGTTTCAAAATTATATGATGACGGTCCCGAAAATCACAAAATTCGGTTAGCAATAGCCGAACAAACCTGTTTTGGTTATGACCAGTGGTTAGATCTCGTTCTACAAAAATTACGAGGTATGGCTTCTGGTTTTCCTGGAACCGCCTTCACCAACACTGTTGGGCACATGATTTTATTTTATTACTTTTATCTAGAAAATTGTGAGAAATTGTGCCTACGCCAACACCGAAATTTCGAATCATACTTGCGTCTTATGTCAGTACGTTTCTATGGCGATGATGTCTTTTGTGTATTATCAGACGTCGCTATAGATTTAGGTTTCAACCCAGCCATGTTTGCAGCTCTTTATGAGGGACATGGTTGGCCTGTGACTAGTGCCGCTAAAGATTCAGGTGTGAATCAACTCAAACCTCTCATGGACCTTCAGTTCTTGAAGAGGAATTTTGTTATTGATCCAATAATAGGTAAGTCGCTCATACATGCTGCGATTGACAAAACCGTCATCAATGACGTGCTACACTGGATTCGACGACAACCCGATCTTGATGCACAATTGTCCGTAAATATCACCGAAGCAATGGAATTTTCATTTGCTCACGGACCAATATTCTATGAGGATACTAGAAAGTGCATCAACGATGTTCTCCAACGTAATGGACATCGTATGTACCTCATAGATTATCATGCTATGCGTGATATTATGTTTGCCAGAATATGGTAAACCTTATTAATTAGCTTAACCGCTTTGCTTTAATAGCTTCCGGCGCCCTGGTAACCAGTCCTAACAGCGTTAGCTATTTATTTGTTGCTAT